CCTGCCGCAAAGCGTTTTAGCTTGCGGACTTTCCGCTCCATTGCACGCTGTTTCTGCTCAAGCTCTCGCTGCTCTTTTATCTTCTCCGCCGGTATCGGCTCAGGTATCTGCGTTCTGCCGTGTATGTACTGTGTCATTGTGTGACGGCAGTTGGGGTGGAAAAGCCCGTTCTTTACGGCGTATGACAGCAGCCAAAACCACTCACCGCAGTAATTTGATTTGCCCTGAAACTAGTCCTTTTCACCCTCCCATACTGTGAACACATCATCAATGTACACCTGCCCCTGCCAAGGCTCGCAGGTCTTTGAACAGCCTCCGTATTGTGACACAAGCACAGTATCATAGCCAAGCTCTGCAAAGCGTTTCGCCGCACCCTGCAACGCTGCTCTTGTGGAAGTTGTCCTAAGAGCCATTCGCACATAGTCGGCAATGTTCACTCGCTTGCCGTCAGCGTATACGATACAGTTTATACCCTTGTCAAGAAAGTCCTTTGTGGCAAGGTCGATAGCCTCGTTAAGCGTCATAGAGCCTGTTCCCATTGCAAGCTGTACTCTGTTCAAAGTCTGCCTGTAAATGTCGTCTGTCATTCGCAGAGCGGCTGTTTCAGCGGTCTTTTCAAGGGTGGTGACGTCTTCCATAAGCTTTGCCATTTTCTTTTCGTTCACGCCAAAGAAATGCTTGTCTGGGATAGGCGTTATAGGCTCGTCAGAAAGCTCCTGGGCACTCCGTTGTGCCTGCTGCTGACCCTCTTGGAACTGCTCCGTCATAAGCTGTCTTGTCTGATCGTTGATAACGTCAACATACTCGTTCATGATGTCAAGGTTTTCACGGCGGAAGTTCTCCATATTTTTCAGTTTCTCAGCCTGCCAAGCAGACCATTCAAAGCCGTAACGCTGTTCCTCCGCCTTGTGCCTTTTGAGATTGCGTTTCAACGAAGATATGAGCCTTAGCTCTATCTCCTCAAATATCTTTGCGATGTCTTTGAAGCTGAGAATACTGACCACCTCCAAGTAGTTGATAGCAACAGGGGTTAAACAAATTCAAATGTACGGAAACTATAATGCCCCGTCCGGGCGAGGACCGTACTCATCACCTACCGCAGTAGGCTCACCCTCTGTAAGCCCCTTTTCCTGCATTATCCGCTTGACCTCTGCGGCTTTCCAATCGTCCTCTTTAGAACTGCCCCACAGCTCCTCCACCTGCGTTTCAACTGACATAATACCATATGTGCTTGCCTTGCCCACAGTCTCAACTCTGCTGTCAAAGTCAGGCGCACCGTACTCGCCGAAGTCAACTGTCACCTCATAAGTCTCAGGGGCTTTGCCCTGCATATTGTCATAGGTCATAAGCACTGCAGAAACAAGCTGCGGCAGAGCCTTTTCAAGAGCCGTTGTGATAGTGTTTCGGGTGTTGCCTGTGACGTCTTTCTTCTCTCGTTGAGCGTCCGCACTTGACATCTTGCCCACATCTATGCCAAGCGTGGCAGGAGATACAAGCCCTTGCAGACACATAAGCAGGCAATTCGTATAGCTTGCCACAAACGCTTCATACTTGATATCAGGCTGAACTACTTCTATCTTAGGCGCTGCACCCTCTGCCGAAAGCGGTGGGGCAATGCTTATGTAACTGTTGCCGAACTGGTTAGGCGCTTTAAGCTTACCGCTTGCAGGATCTCTAGGTATCATGCTTTCGGGGATATACTGCTTTACCCTGCCGGCTCTGATAGCGTCCCACCATTGTGAGATCACCTCGTCCAAAGCGTCAAAGCAATCAGACTTACCACCGTCAAAAATGCTCTTGCCCCTGTTCGGATATTTTCGTGATGAAAAGAATTTCAGCGGCACAGCCATTATATACTCGCCCTCAAACTCAGTTCGGGGCGGTATCTGTGCAAGGCAAGGCACGTTGTCCAAGCCGACCTCGTGACCGTTATCGTCATACAGACGGCTTTCTATGTATCCCTTGCCGTAATGCTCTTCAAGGTGAAATTTCTTTGTGCCTGCATAATGTACAGAATGAAAAACGACCTCGTTCAGCAGACCTCGTACAAAGTTATACTCCACTTTGTCAGCGCCGATAAACTCGACTATTGGCGTATCAGAAAGCTCAGTATCCACCGATATTTTGAAAGCTCCGTCGCCGTCAACAAGTGCGGTAACTATCGCCTTGCCTGTCAGCTCTGTGAAGTCTATATGCTCGGAAATATTATCAAAGTCAGCCTTTGCTTTGTCCCCTGTGACCTTGATATCGTCCATATCAGAATAGACAATGTATGAAAGCGTATCGGCGATTATTGCAGGCAGACCACTGTGTATCTTGCGTATCTTTTCATTCTCAGGGACGCTGCTCCAGAATGAATTTGTGCCTAAGTTAAGCTGACGAAAGAACTGTGAAAGCTCTGCGGCGTCACCACGATACCAAAGCTGTGACCTTATCACATCTGTCATAAAACCTGTTTTCTCTGTTATAGTTATGCTGTATTCGGGTGCAGGCTGGATATCAAGCCAGTTTCTTATCATATTTTTCACCTTGCTTCCTATGCTGAATTTAGTCAATCTTCACACTTCCTATCTTGTCACGATACGGCAGCCAAGCATACTGGCAGGAATTGATAAGGTGATCGTTGCCGTCCTCCGGCTCAGCCTTATCCTCTTTCCAACTGTATATGTTAAGCTCGCCTGCGTACTCCTTGCAATGCTCAAGGACATAAAAATCACCTGCCGCCAGCCAAGCTGACTGCAAGTGTATTCGGTCGATTATTTTCGTTTTCTTGAATGCCGGGATAAAATTATATATACTGCCTGTGAGCCGTCCAAACTTCTGACATTCAAGTATGGTCGCCTGATCTGCGCTGTCGATATACACATCTCGTGCAAAGCCCCACGTCCTGCGGTTTTTCTCCAAGAATACTGTAAATATCTTTGGTATGTCAGAGGGTGTGAGAGGCACTTGTCTGTCACGATTGTTATACACTTCCTCGTCAAGAGTAACGCATTTTCTGTCAGCCGTTATGCCCACAAAGGTGAATGCTATGGTATCAGGTGAGGATTGCGAGTAAGCGGTGTCAAGTCCGGCTGAGAAGTACACATAATTGAAAGCTTTCGCCTGCTCTGCTGTCAAGATATTTCGCTTTTGCAGGTCAAACACAAGCCCTGTTGCACGTCCTCTCAGACCGAGTATCTTGTTCTTATACAGCTTTGTGCCTTTCGGAGCGGCAGCCATTTTCCGTTTGATATCCTCATCAGTAAGTGAAAGATTATCACGAAAAGTAAAGAACCAATACCGCCAATTGGGTACAGGTTCTTCTGTAAGCTCTTTCATTATCTCCGCAGGCACGTCACAGGCGTATTTCTGATACGGACGTGAGCGGTTGACAAACTCTTTGTACACAGGTAGCGAGGGGTCGTCAGGGTTAAGGGTCGCCATAAGGTAATCGTTACGGGTTGACATCTCACGGACAAACTCGATATCAGCGGTGTTTATCTCGTCGATATAAACGCAGCCGAACTGAGCGCCCAGCACCATTTCCCACTTATCCTTGTTATCATATCCCAGAACATAGATTATCTTGCCCTCAAACTTGATATGCGGCAGTTTGTAGTCCTTATCACCGTTGCCGAAGTACCGAGCATTGGTGTGCAGGTCAAGAATGCCGTTATCCTGCTGAATGATAGTTTCCTCAGCCTTTCCCGTAGTCTTAGCGGCAATGACGTGAAGCTTTTTCCTGCTTGCCGACACCATACGCATGAACTTTATGCCTGCGCCCACAGTTGTTTTGCCGCTTGCGGTAGTCCCCTCAAGGAAGTCCGCAGACACACCCCGAACGCTGTTGATGAAGTCCATATACTTCTGTGACAGGGGAAACTTACTCGTCAAGCCCCTCACCGCCTATCTGAGCGAAAACGTCTGAAAGCTTTTCAGAGGTCTTGACCTCCGCCTGTATCTTAGCCACATACTCTCCTGTCATTTTATTGAGGGTATCGACGGCTCTGATACGGTCAGCAGGGTCATTCTTGCCGTCCTTAGCGATATCAGACAAGAGTGCCTGCCTCTCCTTTGCGGTCATTATACGCTCGTCCTGAGCTTTCTCGGACAATTCACGGATATACTCCGCAACACTAGGATTATCTAGGATTTTGCAGGCGTCAGCTTTCGCATACTTCTCGCTGTATCCTGCCTTTATAGCACTCTGAACGGTGTTGCCGCTCTGAGCATAGTATTCTGCAAATTTCTTTTGCCGTGCTGTCATGAGGGCACCGTCCTTTCTGAGATTTTGATATAAAAAAGAACTGCCACATTGTTGTAGCAGTTCGTAAGATTATTTTTTGTCAATGATATAATTTAATTCATCAGCAGATAAGTTCGTTGAATAAATACCTTTTTCTTTATCCTTTGTAACTTCATAAAATCTTTCAAGCATTTCTTCATACCTAGGCAATATGTTCCAATGGCTATTAAACTCACAATTTTCAAATTCCTCAAACTTGTGATTATTTTTCACAAGCCATTTAGCGTAAACATAATGTTCTGTTTCTTCATTTCCGTCAAAGCCTCTGAACATATAGTCTTCACGATCTAGGCCTGTCACATCTTCAAGATTGTCAAAAGAGAAGACCATACGTCTAAACATACCTAAAATTTCATACACTTTTTCGGAAACTGATTGTGGCACTTCAAACAACGACGGACCTATATCGTCATATTCATATTCAAACCCCTGTGCGAGAATATCTTGATATATCTCATATTGTTCAGCGCTATCAGTGTCAAGGCGTTTAAGTATCTCATACTGATTAAAAAGTATTATTCTGTCTTTTCTGCTAAGTTCCATTTTAGAACCTCCTTTTGTTCATTTTCTATATATTAGCATATAAAGCATAAAATATCAAGGTTATAAACAAAAATTCTCCCTACTGCACAAAATCATTTTGACTTTTTTATGCATTACTTCAAGCTTTCGACATTTATGAACTTTTTACGACACAACGCAAAAGCGACCGCAAAATGCAGCCGCCCTTGTGAAAAATATTATAAGGAGTTTTGTAAAATGGTGGAGCAGGTCTGAGCGGTGGCTCGCTCTCGACCTGCATAAGCCCCTTACGGGGCTTAGAAAATTGGAGGTGACTTCAATGAAAGTACAAGTCTGAGGTACATCTACACTTTCCTCAGTTTAAATTATAACATAGGTAAAACGAACAGAGCGAACAAGTTTAAGCATTTTGCAAAAATCTTTTGACTGCCATTCTACAGCCGTCCGCTGTACCTCCGACCTTGTGTCCTATCTGTATCCAAGTAAAGCCTTTTACAAACCTGAGTACAAATATCTTTCTCATCTGTCTATCCTCTATCCCCTTGATAAACTCCTCCACAGCCCTCTGCTCACGCTCTAGCCGTGCCTGTTCGCACAGCAGTGAAAGCGTATCGCCGCTTGGCAGAAAGCCGTCTATGCGTGTGCTGTGTGGTGTGTAGGACGGTGGAGTGCATACGCTGATACTGTCGGCAACGTACTTGCCCGAAAGCTCTGCCTTGATGTCCTCAATGGCTGAGGCGTTCCTGCGGTAGGCTTTCAGGCGTGACATGGTCATTGGGTCGTTTCTTTCCATAGGCTATCCCTCCTCGATATCCAACAAACTAAGCTGGTTATTTTTCATATCAAATACTCTGTCACGCCATTCAACGCCGATATAGTCAAGAACTCTTCCCCAGCCGTACTTTGTGCCGTCAGCATCTTCACAACACTTGTTCATCCAGAAATCCCACTCTTTTTCATTTCTTTCACGAAGCCTGTCAAATCGGTGAGGGCGCTGTTCCATATGTATGCCGAAACCGCACATTGAGCAGCCTGTACGCTGAGCCTTTGTTGTGCAAAGCTTTCCGTCAAATTCACGTTTTATCTCGCCATAGATTGTAGGCACAGGCACATTCAGGTCAAGTGCAAGTTGTAGCAAGTCCTGCCTTGTAAATATGGCAAATGGTGCTGAACGTATCGTGCTTTTGCCAAAGTAATTGCAGCCGTTAAGCATTAGCGATTTTTCACGTCTGCCACCCTCACTTGCCATAAGTCCTAAGAACGGCACACTCTTGTGTTGCTTTGCCCAATCATCACACGGCTTTTCTTTCATCCAGAAACAGCATTGTGATGATACCTTAAACGGCGGTATCTTGTAGTCAACGCCTTCGTTTTCATTTTCGTAACCGCCAAACAGTTCAAGCCAGCGCTGAGAAAGCTGCATTCTTGTGTGCTTGCGAAAACCGCCATACTCTCCCGTTTCACCAGTTATGATAGCGTGACGAACTGTCTTGTTCTTGTCCGTAGGGTGTGCAAGCAGTTCTATTTTTGCGGCTGTTTCTTTTGATAGTACAGGAAAACCATATTCCCGTATGATATCTATTTTTGACTTGTATGGGCTTAACTTTATCACACCAAGTTGCTCGTGTATCTGCTGAATAGATTTGTCTTCAAGACTAGATACCGATACACCTGGAACATAACTGAAACCACAGTAATCATGTATAAATTTCAAAAGCGTTATGCTGTCAAGTCCGCCTACCGATATGTGCGTGTTCAGATTTCTTTTGTCACATTCACGAATGAACTCCCTTACTCTGACCTCAGCGTATCTGACCTTGAACTCATACGGCATTTTCTGCTTAGTTTGGAAAGCTGCTATCTTCTGTTCATTGTCTTTGGTACGCTCCTCATAGCTTTTCACTTTTACCCCTCCTCAAATCTCGGACATTCCGTTACTGTATACGAGTGTATCATACCGCCCTTTTGCGCTTCATATATTCTGTGCTGACATGTCCTCCAACCCTCGACAGGTCTGCGGTCTATGGACCATGCACAGCCTGTGAGGTATTCTCCTGTTATCTTATCCTTTGTCGGTACTGCGTGGCGGCAGTGCCAGCAGAGGGTGTGGTCAGTGTGTTTCATTCTCACACCTCAACTCTTCCAGCCTACAATACACCAACGTATTGCCACAAGTCTTGTCAGCGATCTCTGCCTGATAGAAGAACTGACCTGTCTTACTGCTCTTGCGGATAATGCACCCTGTCAGTTCGTAGCAATCAGAGCCGTTGTAGCTCACCCTGTGTCCGAGACTTTTCTTTACTTCGTGTATCGTCATAGCTCCTCTATCCTCACATAAATGCCAGGTATGTCCGCCCAAAACTTCTCGCATATCTCACTCGCCACAAGCTGGTCGTCAGTCCAAAAGCCGCATAGTGTCATGCAGTCCTTGAACATCTTCTGCAGGTTGTCTGTGTCAGGCTTGCTGGTCTTGTATTCTCCGTCCTTGTGCTTGCCGTCATTCGGAAACAGCCACTTTGTTACCAGCCTTATCCCACAGATGTATTTCTCAGGCGGTCTGTGCCTTGCAAGGTTTGCCGTGAGCTTTTCTTTTGCCTCCTTGACTTCGGGTGGATCATAAAATATTGGCTTGCCGTTTCTTACCGCCACCTTGTGTTCCTGCGCCGTAGCTGTCGGCGGTATCATTGCCATAAAAAATTCAGTCATCATCTTCCTCCTCGCATTTGAAATCTACTCCGTGCCACTTGTGTGACTTGTCATCATACACCAATGCTCCCGACTGTTTGACCATATCCCAAATGTATTTGAGTACCTGCGGCTGTTTCACGAGCCACCAAAGCGTGCGTGATTTTCGATAGTCGAAATCTTCATTAGGCAGCTTATGAAAAAGCGGTGGCATTTTCTTAGCTGCATTAACAACGTCTTGCCTTGCCTTACTTCTTGTTGCTTTCATCTGCGTGTGCTCCTCTCGTGCGTCATTATTCTGATTACTTTTTCGTCGGGGCAGTTTCAAGCCCCCGACAAAAAGTATTGTTTATAATAATAGATTTGTCTGTCCGTCCGACAAACTCGGTAATTTTCGATATTGTCCGACAAGAAAAAAAGTTCGATTTTGTCCTGACACTTTTTCGATTTTTTCCTGTCTGTCTAAAGTTCAAAAATTCGATTTTGTCTTGTCTGTCTGCTGAGCTTTTAAGCCGCATTCTCCCTCTTCTATCCAAAAGCCACCATGCTCTTTGAGGTATCTTCCAACGGTCTTTTCGCTCTTTCCTATGTACTCCGCCAGTTCAGAAATGCGGCACTTGCCGTTCTCCTGCACACCGCTGAAAGCTGTTTCAATGCTCTCCTTGCGCTCCTTGCTGCGGTCTTCATTGGTCTTCTTCTTGCTGAAATTCTTCTTCCAATTCGGTGTGATGTCCTCTACCTCGCAGTCTTTAAGCACGCCCACAGTATCCTCTCTGTGAACAGGATAGTCAAACCACATATCGAGGGGAGCAAATTTCGGGAACTCTCTTAGAGTACCCTCTATACGCCATGCAGTGCGGTTTCTTACTGCAAGCTTAGCCTTGTCTATGTCGGCCATCATAAGCTTGTATGAGTTCGGGTGCAGGTACTTGTGCGTTATCTCAAGCATTTTTGATGGCGTAACAAGATCGTCCTGTGAACAAAGATCATCAGTATTTCTGTAAAATCTCCTCATCCAGTTCTCACAGATACGGCAAACAGTTTCGTCCTCCTGCTGCTTGTAAAGGCTGTCTGAGATGTCAAGCTCTGAAAGGTCAAGAAGTGCGTCAGGGTCACGGGCGAATACTCCTGAACCGCTGGCTCTGTCCATTGAACGCTTACCGCCCTGCGCTCCCTTTGAGTGGTGGTGGCAGTATATGACCGCACATCCAAGCTCTGTGCATACCTTGTCAAACTGGTTGCAAAAGTGCGCCATTTGGTCTGCTGAGTTCTCGTCGCCTGTTATGACCTTGTAGATAGGGTCTATTATTACAGCAATGTAATTCTTCTTGCTTGCTCGGCGTATAAGCTTTGGTGCAAGCTTGTCCATTGGTACGCTGTGACCTCGCAAGTTCCATATGTCTATGCTGTTGAGGTTATCAGGCTCTAGGTGCATGGCGGTGTACACGTCCTTGAAGCGGTGCAGACAAGATGCTCTGTCAAGCTCCAGGTTGACGTATAGTATCTTTCCTTTGGTGCATTGCCAGCCAAACCACTTGACACCCTCAGCTATCGCCACGCACATCTCGATAAGTGCATAAGACTTGCCTGCCTTTGACGGACCTGCAATGAGCATTTTGTGACCCTGTCTGAGAACACCGTCAATAAGTGGGGGTGCAAGCTCAGGCAGGTTATCCCACTCAGCACTCAGGCTCTCAGGGTCGGGGAGATCATCATTGATACTCTCTATGTAATCTTTCCATTCCGAAAAGCTTTCTTTGCCTATGTTCTTGTCAATAATGAACTGTTTCTTGCCGTTTCTCATTACGCCTGGCATACGGCTAAGACGTGAGGGATTGCGGTTTTGTTTATCTATGTCAAGACCGCTTTCTTTGCAGACCTTGTAAAGAAAATCAACACGTCTGCGGTATTCATCATAGTTGGGAGCGTCTATCTTGACGATAGCGTGAACGCTCTTTCCGCCGCTGTATACAAGCACAGCGATAGGAAGTTCAAGTTCTCTCATCACGGCGTTCTGCTGTTCTATAGGCATACTGTCGCTTTCAACAAGAGCATAGCGGTAGTCTGTTACATTCTCATTCTTTACGCCCTTGCCGTCAAGAGGATTGAAGCGGATCCACGCTCCGGCTTCTTCCTTGTAGTCGCCAAACACCGCACCAATGTCGCCGTTACATTCGCCAAGCCTCTTGATAAGCTCCCCTGCCGTCCTGTCACAGCAGCCCTTTGTAGGCAGATACCTGGTCTTGCCGTCCTTTTCTGTTTCCCACGTTTGCGTAACATAGCCCACGTTCTCTCCTGCTTCAAAGAGTGTTTCAAGATATGTGACTATCTCCTTGACAGGATCCCATTGGGCAGGCTCGGTTATCGGTATGCCCTCACCGCCGTTTACAAGGGGACTGCTTTCTTCTGCAACTATCTCGCCGTCCCAATCGTATGCCTGAAACTCATGGGGGCTGTATCCTCTTTCCTTTGCCATTTGCACGATAGTTCCTGCGGTCACGGGCTGAGCATTGCCCTTAAAGCCTTGCCACTTTCGTTCACACTCACCGCTGTGATAACGGCTGTCTGACCTCGACCAACTGTCCCAATCGTTCACGGAATAGCCCTCGTGCTTGAGAGCCATTCCCACATTGACCCATTCCTGATAATCACAGCTTGCAGGGTCTATGTATTCAAGCATTTTAAGCAAATTTGTGTTATCCATTCACTTCTCCTTAGTTCTCAGGTGTGTATGTTTTCGGGTCGATATCTCTCGGCACTCTCCAACCATTGGCAGAGATACGGGCTATCATTTTGCTTGCACTGTCAAAGCTCCAAGAGCCAACGTGCTCAAAGCCCTTGCTTTCAAGCAGCCTTATTTGCTTTGGAGTGGTAAGTCCTGCATTGCGGCGCTTTTCAAGCCGGTCAAGGATAAGCTTTGCCTTGCCTGCGTTGTCTATATCGTCAGGGAAAATGCCCAGCTTTTCAAGCTTTGCTTTCTGCTTGTCGGTAGCAGGAGCACACTCCCAGCCAAAAGCAGGAACGTAAGAGGACAAGTCCTCAGCCTGTATTGACATTTCATACTGCAAAGGGTCAACGAGCTTTCGCTTGCGTGTTTTCATTTCTTTGAGCTGCTTTGCCAAAGACTCTTCACGCTGTGCCACAACGTCCTCACTTGCCTGTTTTTCTGCCTCCTCGATATCCACTGCACAGCCTGCCTCATTGGCAAGATTTTCGGTCATTTTCTCAGCGACCTCTTCATTCTGACAGATAAGGTGTGCAGGTCTGCAAAGCTCGTGGCGTTCTGTGTGCCACAGGAAGTCAAGCAGCAAAAGCTCTGTCTTTCCCTCGCAGAGTCTTGTGCCTCTGCCTACCATTTGGCAGTAAAGCCCACGCACCTTTGTTGGTCTTAGCACGATAACGCAGTCAACTGACGGACAGTCCCAGCCCTCTGTGAGGAGCATTGAGTTGCACAGCACGTTGTATTCGCCTTTGTCGAAAGCTTCAAGTATCTCCGCTCTGTCTGTGCTTTCTCCGTTGACCTCAGCGGCGTTGAAACCCTTGCTGATAAGGATATCACGGAACTTCTGAGAGGTCTTGACAAGCGGCAGGAACACAACTGTCTTGCGTTTCTTACAGTATTTGAGCATTTCATCAGCTATCTGATAAAGATAAGGGTCAAGTGCCGTGTCGATATCACTTGCCTTGAAATCTCCTGCCTGAGTTGATACTCCTGAAAGGTCAAGTTTCAGCGGTATGGTTATAGCCTTGATAGGTGAAAGATATCCCTCTTTGATAGCCTGCGGCAGGGTGTATTCATATGCAAGGCTGTCAAACACCGAGCCTAAGTTCTTCATATCGCCCCTGTCGGGTGTAGCCGTCACCCCGAGTACCTGAGCTTCAGGAAAATGGTCAAGCACTCTCTGATAGCCGTCTGAGATAGCGTGATGAGCCTCGTCAATGATAATGGTATCGAAGTAATTTTCCGAAAAGCCTTTGAGCCTTTTCTCACGCATAAGGGTCTGAACTGAGCCTACTACCACACGATACCAAGAGCCTAAACAGCTTTGCTCTGCTTTCTCGGTGGCACAGCCAAGCCCTGTTGACTTCATAAGCTTGTCAGCCGCCTGGTCGAGCAGTTCGCCCCTGTGGGCAAGGATAAGCACACGCTTACCCTGCCGCACACATTCTTCCGTAACAGCCGAGAAAAGTATTGTCTTTCCCGTTCCTGTCGGCAGAACTGCAAGGACTTTGTTTATTCCCTCAGACCATTGTTCGAGTATAGCAAGCTTAGCCTCGTTTTGATATGGTCTTAAATTCATCATCAGAACGCACCGGCTTTCCAGCCACCTGTCTGAGTAGGTTGACTATACTGCGGTGTCTGCGTCTGAGCAGGCTGAACGGTAGTCACATTCTCGTCATAGGCATAAAGCTTCTTTATCTTGTTGGACTGCCTGTCCTCACCGTCCTTGTTCTTGTAGTTGTCAACGTAGACGTGACACTTGCCTTTTTTGCCTGTGATAGCGTTCCAGTTCATTTTCAGCGGCTCGCCATGCTTTTTCAAGCCAAGAGCCAGGAAAAGTGCTGAGAGCTTCCACTCAAACTTGTTGCAAAGGAAGAAGTTCTCTGTTATCTCCACGCTGTCCTCTGCACCCCAAATGGTGAATGTGACCTTTGCCATATTGCAGGGTGGCACTTTTGCCGACCCCTCGTGTCTTGCACGTTCGTACTTTGCAACGGTGAAGTCATAGTCCCCCTCAGGGAGCAGGACAAAGTCCCCACCCTCGTTGACTATCTCATCTTCCCAGCCGTATTCCATAAAATTATCCATAGTGTTGTCCTCCTTTTAAAATGGTACTTTCTGATTTTCTCTGATAAGCGGCAGCATTTGCTCCCAAGCACCTATCAGACAGCCCTGCACGAAGTCGTCAGGATAGTTTGTAATAGGGGTATCATAAGGAAAATAGTTTCTCTGAGATACCACAAGACGTATATCCGATTCGCTTACGTTGTTGGCTCTCATAAGGTCTGCAAGTGCTTTCGGTATGCCCTCAGGGATAACGATAGGTGGTGCAACGTCCTCAAAGCCGCTGAGATCTGTAAGGGGTTCTTCTGCCTTTGGTGCAGCTGTCGGCTGAGCCTGCTGCAATGTCACTGCGTTTGATGTCTTACGAGGTGGCTGCGGTGCTGCTTTCGGCTGTGCAAGCTGCTCCTGCACACATCTTGGCATCGGCACAGGCTTAGGCATTTCAGCAGGCTGTGTATACGCAAACAGGTGAGCTATACCACTATACTCAAAAGGCATTTCAGGCGGAAGTCCGTCACGATTTTTAGCATCCCAGCAAGGGTGATGTGTGGTGTACATAACACGGTCGCCGCCCTGTGCCTTGAACTTCTTTCCGTCCTTATCCACAGCTACTGCATATGTTTTGTAGTTTGCAAACAACACCATATCTGCCCATTCTTTCACAAGAGGCGATATCTGAGAAGAGGTCTTTTTGCCGAGTTTCAGTTCCCAGCGGTCATAAGCACCCAGCTCGTCAGGCTGTTCAAACTTTCTCATCTGAGCGTGAGCCGTAAGCACAACGTTGATACCGCTGTCAACTACCTCCTGCAAGAGATTAAGAAACTTGCCTATCTCCTCTTTCTCGTAGACGTAGCCGTTGCCGTAGCCGAAATCTTCAATGCCTTTCTTCTGATGTGCCGAGCAGATCGTTTCAATGCAAAGCTGTTCAGCCCAATCAAAGGTATCAATGACAAGGGTCTTGCAGAGCCTGCCGTTCATAGCTTCCTTTACCTCGTTTTTGAGCATTTCCCAGCTTGTTGGCTTAGGGAAACGTCTGATGTTCAGTTTCTTTGTACTGCCCTCTGTATCAATAAATACAGGGTCGGGGAACTGAGCCGCAAAGGTGGATTTGCCTATGCCCTCAGGACCATATATCACGACTTTCTGTGCGGAGCTTACAACTCCTGATGTTATCTCATACATTAAAATGCACCTGCTTTCCAAGTTTTCGTTTCTGTGTTTTCTTCCTTGTCATTGTCCATTGACCTGCCGTCCTCGATAATGATACTGCACTCGTCACCTGTAGAAACTCTTGTGGCTATCGCCTGCAAGCCCTGTGCTTCGAGCCACTTACCGAAGTCTTCAAGGGTGTCGGTATCCATTTGTTCAAGCTTGTCCAGCAGGACAAAGCCGCAGTCAGGGTTGAGCTTTCTCACGATAGAGGTAGCGACGATAAGCTGTTCAGCACCGCTTATACTGTCCCACTTATGCCCATTATACAGCAGCTCTCCGTCCTCAACGGAAAGACCCTCAAGGGGCAGGTCGGCACTGCCCAGCAGGTCAGTTTTAGCCTGCCTTACGCCCTCTATTTGCTCAGTGAGATATGTATACTGTGAACGGTAGTCCTCAGCGTCTATCTCAGCTTTCTCCCTGTCGAGGTTTGCTCTTATCTTCTTGTTCAGCTCCTCGATATCTGAGATATTCTTTTCAAGCTCCGCTGTGCTTTCGTCCACAAGGTCTTGAGCGTCAAGGCTTGCAAGCTTGAAGTTGTTCACTGCCGCTTCATAGCTTGCTTTTGCACGTTCATAGGCGGATTTAGCAAGCTCCAGCTGCTTTTCATAGTATTCTTTCTGGTCACGCTTACGCTGATTTTCGCCGTTGCGGGCAAGTATATCCTGCTGCTGTCTGATAAGCTCCGAAGCCGAAACAGGCTCGGCAGGGACGTTTGCGTACACAGGCATTTCCTTTGCGAACTTAGACTTCTGGTCTGCTATTCTGCCGATAGCAGTACGCTGGTCATAGAGGGAATGTTCCTTATGTTCCAACTGATAGAGCGTATCACCCACACCGATTATTTTCAGCAGAGTTGAAGCTTTTTCCTTGCTTGACTGATTTATGAACTTAGGCAGGTCAAGTGCAAACTGCTCAACGAAGCTGTTCAAAAGCTGCTGACCGCCTTTTTTGCCTGTGCTGTCGGTGACTTTGAGGGAGCTGTTCTTGCCCGAACGCTCCACCACGATACCATTATCGAGGGTGATCTTCAAATGCGGTTCGACAACAGACCCCTCACGCTGAGGAGAGGACGGCTTATACTTGTCACCGCCAAGCGCCCAAGCAATAGCGTCAAGCACAGAAGTCTTGCCCTGCCTGTTCTTACCGCCGATAACAGTAAGTCCATTCTTTGCGGGCTCAAGCTGCACGGCTTTTATTTTCTTTACGTTTTCAAATTCAAGTGAGTTTATTTTTACTGACATTTTTCATTCTCCTTCAACTGGTTTTTCATCCATTCATCAAACTTTTGCAGTTCTTCATCTGTCGGCTCGTCCTCAGGTCTGCCCTTATCAAAGCCCAACGTACAGCCACTTTCAAAGCAACAGCCTGCTAGGTCGGCAGAGCATTCCACATCATCGCCATATTCACGATATCCCCAAGCGCAATCCTGACAGCACTTCATGACAGGATCTATACAGCGTGTTGGCAAGCCTTTCATTTGCCGTCACCGCCTCTCAGCCTCTCGATGTTGTGCTTGAAAGCCTCAACATATCCTGTCAGGAATTCGTTTGGGTAATCATCGAGGGCTATTTTCGCCATTTCCTCTATTCCTTCTTGACAAATGTCAAGCAATGTGCTATCATCAAGGTGTGTTGAATTGGTATCTTTTGATACCTCCGAGCTTGTGCTGTTGGCAGACAGTGCAGGCTCGTTTTCTTTTATGTAGAGGGCAAAATACACGCCACATCTATAAAATCTTTTGCCAAGCGGACATTGTGTGCAGTCCATATTTCCGTCAGTGCAAACCTCCACCGCCTTTTCAATTTCCTCTTTCGTTATCATCTTTATCCTCCCTTACCGGCTGTACGCTCATATACTGCTTGCCGTCATAGTCCATCTTCTTCACAGGTTCAATCCCTTTCTCACGGAGCGACCTTGCGGCATCGCCAAGCCCTCTGTCAAAATCCTCACGGGTCTTGTAGAATGCACATCTGCGGCAGTAGTCCTTAGTTGGCGTTACTGTCAGCGCACCGCACTCGTCAGACTTGACATTTGAATGGAACACGCAAAGGCTTACCGCTCCACTGCCGTTGTCAAGGGGCTTGTCCCTCTTAAATACCTCTCTCATCACTATCATCGTTTTCGTCCTCCTCTTTTTCAAAACGTTTCTCCCAGTGCCTATCCACCACGCTCAGCACAAGGTACATCACTACATCTATGCCTGCAAGTACGGCTATAGTTATCAACAATATTCCTACAATGCTCATTACCACTTTCCTTTCATTTCAACTTCGACCTTGACCACGGGTCTGCCTGCTTCTCTCACTGCACGCTTTATGCTCTCCTCTGCTTCCTCGTAGGCAGTTTCTTTTATGCTTACATACCACCTGTATGCTACATACATTGTAAGCACCACCAAGAGCGCTACCGCTGCGGCACATCTGATTATCTCTAGTACGGCTATCATTTTCTCACGTCCTTTCTGATCTCTCTGCTATCCACTTGTCAAGCAGCGTTGAGTATATCTCATACACATATTCGTTAAGCTTAATGGCGCACCCAAAAGGATACACGCCCTGTCTGAGCCCTGCGTTCAGCCTGTTCACATTTGTATTGAAGCCTGCGGCTTTCAGCCGTTCCACCGCTTCTACCGATGATATTACTCTGAGCATTTAGTCCACCTCCTCGATAGTCAAAAGAGTTTCATGCGGCGTAACAAAAACGCTTACTTTTTTCATAGCCTCACGCTTGCTATTGGCAAATACTGTATGTACCCACCTGCGACTATACTGGTCTACTGTTGTTACTTTGTACATTTTCATTGCTTTGTCACTCCTCATTGTGTTTTCTGTCATTTCTGCTTCCAGCGAACATATCCTGCAAGCATTGCTAGTTATCATAAGCGACAACGGAACTGTGTTGTCAAGCCCTATTAGCATACATATACCGAATGCAAGCGGACTTGCTAGACACAACGCAATACCGAGATAGTACGCTATCTTTTTCAAATTCAACGTTTGCCCTCCTCATATTGTGACCTTGTTACAATCAGCTCTCCGTCAAGAGTCCAATACTGAATGACCTCTCTACAGGGGTCATTTTCTGTTCCTGCACCTTTCAAGGCTCTTGTTACGATCACCTGCTCAACCCTAGCACTGTCACACCCTCTTGGAGTAGCAGTAATTTTCTTTTCCACGTTTCTCTCACCCCTCTTTAATCACCTGCCCCCTCACGCCTTAGGATATGGCGTCGGGTTTCTTGTCTTGCCGAGAAGATAGTCAACCGAACAGTCGAACATCTCCGCAAGTGACATTAAAGCAATAACAGCCTAAACGTTTCTTTTCCTTTAGGTGTAATAAACACCTGCGTGCTTGAAAAACCTGTTTTCTCATTAGAAAACTCCTTGATTTCAAACAAGCCGTTCTCCATTGGCTTTGCATATGGCATAAGCTTGCCCTTTTTATCTCTGTAAAGATACTTTTTATCAAGCAGGAAATTCACAAAAGTATTTTGCTTGACTTTAAGTTCCTTAGCTGTTTCTCTTATTCCCGTCAACAGATTTCTGTCCACGAGTTCATCAAAGTAATCAGCTTTCGGTTGCATAATCTGTTTATCAACAGTAAGCTGTGAAACACTTACTTGCAGAGCTTTTACCTTTTCATTGGCAATTTCCAAAGCCCTTTTCATAATCATCTCAGGACTGTTCCACGCTTCTTCAACTCTTATGAAGTACTGACGGAACTGCTTTCCTTTTTCACTTCTCTGCAACATACAGATCTCCTTTGCCATTGGGATTGTAAGTTGGTGGTCGGTAAGTTCACGACTTACCTGCCTGTTTCCCTCAGTACGAACCTGCTCATTTTTGAGCGGGTTGAAATCCTCACCCTCCGTAAATCCGTATTCACACATTCTCGGAAACCAGTCTTTATAAGCGGTCTTGACTTCAAGTGCCTCGTGTAGTTCCCTGCCCGATACTGTTGGGCGTTCAGCATTTTCATAACTGATTTTGATTAGTTCATTCATTAGTCATCTGTCCTTTCGTTTGTTTCGATATCTTCCAAAAGCATATCCGTCGAGCAATCAAGAATTTGTGCCATTTTCTTAAGACTTATAACATTAGGTATTCTTGCACCATTTTCCCATTGAGATATCGTATTTTGAGATACTCCCATTTGATTAGCAAACTCAGCTTGTGAAAAGCCCTTTTTCCTTCGAATAAGTTTTAATTTCTTCAATTGATTTCACCTCCAAACTATGATTATTTTGAGATTTCAGCATGATTAAATATCTCATATAAGGATAATATCACATATAGCGATTAATGTCAATCCCTTTTTGAGATATTTGTAAAAATAGCTTGACTCTAATCTCATAGAGTGATATTATTTGTTTAAGAGATACAAATTACATTGGTTATCTCATAGGAGGATTGCAATGAACAGAATAGCAGAATTACGTAAGAAAAAAGGAATAAGTCAATCAAAATTAGGCGAAATAGTTGGTGCTGCACAAAACACTGTTTGTAATTGGGAAAATGGATCTAGACAACCAGATAATGCAACACTTATTAAAATGGCATCTTATTTTGAAGTTTCTACTGATTACTTATTAGGATTATCCGATGATGAAAATGAAAGAATCAAATTAATTGCCAGACATTTGGAACAAATTCCTGAAGAAGATCGAGAACAGCTTGTTAAAAATTTTGAACAAACAATAGATATATACTTATCAGCAAAAGGATTAAAAAAATAAATAGCTTATAGGAGGCAATAAATTGAGTAAACCCAATTTCGAAATGGCACAAAATTCGGCAACCAATTTTTTATTAAGTCATAATATCAAAAGTTTAGCATTTAATCCCAAAGATTTGAATCTTGTTTCTGAAGGCATAATTATTGATACCATTGAAAATTATGCGAAACTAACTAATCAGCCGATTACTTGTTTCATAGGGCGCAATATTGATGATTGCTATGTCATAAAATCACAAGATTATTCAATTATTTTATATCGTGAAAACAGCACTGTATCTGAAGAACATAGAACTTTTGGTATCGTCCATGAATTGGGACATATATACTGTGGTCATTCATCAGATGGTCAAATACAAGAAATTGAAGCTAATTTTTTTGCTGCACAAGTTTTAATGCCAGAAATAGTGATATATTACGTTATGTATCACTATCTTAACAACAAATTGGATTATACAAATTTAATGGATATGTTTAATGTTTCTTTTGATGCCGCAAATAAGAGGATAGCCACTTTTAGTCGTAAAAATTTTTGGAACTCTAGCAGAAACGATAAGCTATTATTATCAAAGTTCAAACCATACATTAAGGAGTATTTCAAACAGCAAAATAAATCGTATGATAGTACATATGAATACTTA